GGTCGAAGTGGAGAGAAGATAGCAAAGACTATCAAGAAGTAAGGATACACTAAAAAGCCCCTACACCGTTTGGTATAGGGGCTTTGTTTTATCTAGTTAAATCTCACATGCTCCTCCAGTGCAAGCTAATGTCTGCGCTCCTTCAGTGGTGTCACTGTGTTCTGTGATATCCCAACTGATACTCTTAGGCATTTTCTTCTTCATTTCTGTGTACTGTTCTCTACTGATTTCTTCGTAAGGTGCTTGCTCATACGAGTGTTCGCTGAATGGCAAGAACGATACGCCACTACAAGAATCGAAATTATTGTAAAGCCAACTACCAATATCAAGGAACTCACTATCGCGATAATAGACAGTAACAGACGGTTTATGTTCGCACCAGTGTTTTTGATAAACATCCCATAACTCCAACTGTTCCATTCCTGTTTGTGATGCAGACATCACTGCTCCTTTAGGTGCTTTCTGAGGGAAGCTAAACACCAGTGTTGATGGAGACCTGTTGTCTATCTCTGAGTCTATTCCTGCATCTCTGAGTACGCTACATAGAGGGTCGTTAAGATCAGCCCTAACCCTCCGAATATAATAAGGCGAGAAACGTCCGTGGATGCCGCTAGCACTATCGACAAGCTGACTAACAGTCCCGCTAGGTTTAACACAAGTAATTGCCGCTGATTGCTTGATTCCAAGCTTTCTAGCCCACGTTTTGTTAGTGATAACAGCTTCGTTTTTAAGGTCTTCAAGTAGTTGAGGTAGTCCATTCTTTGCTCCATTAGTTAGTTTACAATCTTGTATGCCTGTCATCGATACGCCAAGCAATGCTTCTTCTTCAGTGTTTTGTTGCCATTTCTTTCTTAGATATCTAAAGTCAGTTAAGGTGGCTTGCAGTGTTCCTAGTATACTAGCAAGACGTACCTTTCGTTTTAGTGTCGCTACTGTATCATCTGATCTTACTACTACTTCAGAGAGGTTACAGAATTGATTAGGTCTTAAGATGATTTCACTGCATGGGTTAGTACCGAAGTCATGCTCAGGGTCTCGTCTTCCATTCTTAGCCGCTTGTTTCTGACTAGCTACTCGACTAAAGAAACCACGCTCACCACTTCTACTTTCATACAGGCTAGACCACTCGTTCAAGAAAGCCTCGAAGTCAGGCTTCTCTGTGTAACATGCGCTGTTGTTAGCCAGACCACGCTGAGGATTATCTAACCACCACTGTCCTGTCTTGGCTCGTCTTACGCGGTCATCGGTGAGGTTACTGAGACTGATAAGAGCCGATCTTCTGACTCCTCCAACGATGACGATTTGTGCAATCTTACAGCAGATATCGTGGCATTCGATGGAAGAGAGTTTTCTACCTGCGGCAGACCGAAAGACTTCAACAGTGAACTTGAAGAGGTCTTCCAAAGGCTCTGCGCCACTTGCTCTACCTCCGAAGGTTTTAAGCACTGTCCCCGCAGGACGAACTCTAGATAAGTCCCACTCAGGAACTTGACCACTATAGAGCATTGTGATAAGTTCACGGTAGGCTTTAGCCCATCCAATCTTAGAGTCGGCAACATGGATGATTGTTTCTGTGGCATGGAAGTCCTCCGATACTTCTGGTAGTTTACTTATGTACTGTCGCTCAACACTGAAGCCACAACCAGTACCGCACATTAAGATATACATCATCTCATCGAATGCTTTAGGGTGGTCAATAGGCAGGTAACTACAGTTGAATCCTGCTACGTTGTCTCTGTCTAGTGCCTCACCCGCTGTCATCAAGGCTCTCATCGAGGGCATGACTTCTAAGTTTGTGATAGCTTCTCTTAGCTCCTCACCTGTCTTATCGTCAAGGCTACCTCTGTTCTTGAAGTATGAGATGTATCTATCTACTGTCTCATCCCAAGTCTCTCGTCTTTGTTTCTCTGGTATGTATCTAGCGTATCTGCTCTTGTGAATATAACTCTGGTATACGTCCATTATTTCTTTACCTTTTTAGATTTCTTTTCTTTCTCTATATCTTCATCTGAATGATCTTTCACGTTAAGCTTACCGAATATTGCATCCCAGTTATTGTCAAATGTTTCTGGGTTTGGTATTGGTCTAGGGCTACTGCCTTTACCTGACATAGTAACCTCCTATTGTAGTGTCGTGGAATCTTCAGGGTCACCTGCCATCAGCCCCATCTTAGCGGCTTCTAACATGAACACAGTCTCCATGATACTCATACTAGTACCAACTGTGGTGTAACCATCAGGGTTAAATACAACAAGAGCAAACTCTGTATCAGCATCAGCCTCTGATATATGCATACCATCGATAGCTGACTGTAGTTTCTCTAATGTAGTGCTACGCTCTTTCTTGTCACTAAAGTTTCCATCTATGATATTCATGTTGATTCCTTTTGTTCTATTAGTTTGTCAAGATACCATTTAGCTTTCTTTAAATCTTCCAGTGGTTTCTTCTTATAAGTATAACGCCAGAGATACTTAATGACATTACCTTTTAGATAACCCTCAAAGGCTGTTGAACCCATAGACTCTTCGATGGCATCAATACACTGGATACTTCCCATGTTGTAGTGAGGCGGTTCTTTTACCATCTCGTCTATCTTGCTTGCTTCTTTCTCAGCCATGTTCTTATAGCTTAAGAGGGCGGCAGAGTGGCTTGCTTTATCCCACTGCTCTGGTGTTGCATCATTGATACTCATTCTAATTCCTCCTCAAGTTCTTCGTAGCGTTCTTCGATCTTGTCCTTAAACTTATCAACAAGGTCTTCACTGGCTATGTCTAATACTTCTAGCAGTGTGATCTCGTCTAGGTGGGCAAGACGTTCGCATAAGTCTTTAAATGTTAGTGCCATACTTCTTCTCCAAGTAGGACATTGATACTGGCATCTCGTCAAACTGTCCTTTGTTGACTTCATGGAGCATCCAGATTCCACTCCAACTGCCGTTAGTCTGATGGTTTAGGTAGTCCTCATCGTGAGCATAGTAGATACCTGCAAACAGTCCAGTGATTCTAGTGCCATCTGCTTTCTTAGAATACGCACACTCTCTATCTTGAACATGTCCCATGATGCAACTCTGATGTTTCTTAGTAAGCATTGATCGTGCGCTACTTACTGGTCTACCCATGACACCACTAGTGAAGTAATGGCAGTAGGCTACATCGTCAATGATCGCAGGTTCTAGAAAGTCATACACTTCCCAACCATACTCGTCAAGCTTAAAGTCTTCATAGCCGATAAGTCCATCTAGCTTGGCATCATTCTCGATGGCTCGCTCGATACGTTGTTCGTGATTACCAACAAGGAATACCATTCTAGGATTCCATACTTTCTTTCGGTTCTGACGTAACCTTTTCTGCTCATCTCTGATGGGTTTTAGAAAGGCTTCCATACCTCGATGCCCTGCTTCTATGTCATTGGTGTAACGTCTGCCCTCGAATGACTTCTTGCCTACATCGTACATTGATAGGCTAGGCATGTCCCAGTGGTCACCAAGATGAACAATAACTTCTGGCTTCTTGGCGGCGGCATACTTACCTGCCCACTCAAGATGGTCATAAGATTGATCTGGTTTACATTGGGTGTCTGGTATTACTAAGTGTCTAACTGTCATTTGCTTTTCGCTCCTCACGCTCTGCGTTGGTCTTCTTCTGATGGCAAGGTTTACATAACACCTGTAGTCCATCAACCTCACAGAACATATTCTCTACGAATTTAGGAAGGTCATCATACTTGCGTAGTGTACCCGCAGGTACGATGTGATCTACTTGAACTTCCTTATCTTTGAACCACTCATCACAACAGGCACACTGAAACTCGAAGCGGTGTCGCTCACCAATGACTGCTTTCTTAGCCAGTGCTTTGGCGGCATAACGTGGTGGGAATCTGCGGTTCGCTTCTCTTAGTGCTGAACGTATGAATCCCCAGTAACGTGCCTCAGTCCATTTACCTCCTGCTCTTGTACGTGGTACTCTAGGTTTCTTAGCCATTAACCTACCCTCACTTGAAGCTTGTCTTTAGCATCAATGTCTGCGCTAGTAGGTGGTTGAGGTGGTGATACAGCGATAGGGTTCTTTGAGTTGTAGTCCTGCTTACGTGCTACAGGGTCAACCCACCATTCATTCTCATATCTGCGTAGGAAGAGCAGTCTTGCGTTCTCATATACTCCCTCTACATGACCCTTGTAACAGGTCACTACAGCCTGATATAAATCCTCTTCTGTCTCACACCACTCTAATGCTTTGGTTGCTTTAACTTCGCCAATACCAACACATCCTTGTATGTTATCTACCCTATCACCTGTAAGCATCTGCTTGTATAGGAAGTAAAGTCCCTGCCATTCATTAACCTCAGACCACTCGCGTTTATTAATGTTGAAGTGTCTGCAAGGTACTTGAAGGAAGTCTTTATCTACACTAGCAATAACTGTATCTTTACCTTGAGCAGTAGCTTCGATAGCAATGGCATCGTCAGCTTCCTGTCCCTCGACAACTACAGCATCCCATTCCTCTGTCATGTAATCTCTTAACGCATAGAAGTGGGAGGGCTTCTCAGATGTTCGTGTTCCTTTGTAGGGTTGTATTGTGGCAAGTGCATTCCTGAAGTTACCTTTGCCTGTTAGGTAGAGTTGATAGGGGACTGCATCATCACAGCCCCTTACCAAGATATCCAACACTAAGTTATTCAACTGAGAGAACGCTGTCTCTACTGTCTCATCTTTACAGGCATATCCAATCCTGTAACTTAAGATGTCGGCATCGATGAGTAACATTAGATTACATCATCCATATCTACACCACCACCATCGCCATCCTTATCGTAGACAGCTACCTCTGTAATCAGAAGCTTGGCTAGACTAGGTGAAGTACCCTGCTTGCCTTTGAAGTCCCAATGATATGGCTTGATGGCCGCGTTAGCTTTAGTGCCATTACCTATGAGTCCTGAGTCTACATCATCCATGTCTGCAAATGCAGGGTTGATTGGATTGATTGACTTAACAGTAACATAGTTACCACGATCATCACCTTTGTTACGAACTGCAATGCCCATGTTAGACAGAGCATCCACTGCCTTTGAGGATAGCTTACCAATGTCCACCTGATACTTACCTGACATCTCGTTAGGCTTGTTCAAGAAAGGCCAATGAAGTTCACACGATACTACTACTGGTTTAGTTTCCATAATTATTACTCTCTGTTGTTTAACTATTAAGATTATGTTGTATAACTATTAATACATTGAATGTAATTTATTGATATTTAATTATTTATTTAACTATATAGTAATATTATAGCATGTATTGAACCTCCTGTAAAGTCTTTAAGTAAATTAATTTAATGAGTGGCACTCCAGTTAGCACCTATGCGGTACTCTGCATCCATAGGACACCTCATATTAAGCTCGACACCTGCATCTATGATTGCTTGTCTTGCTACTTGACCAACAACTTCAGCATCTTCTGGTCGTGCTTCTATCTGAACCTCATCATGTACCTGAGCGACTAGCTTGTAGAATATACCAAGCTCATCTAGTTTGTGACAGCAGTTACGTACAGCTACTTTCATGACGATAGCACCACAACTCTGAAGCAATCTGTTGAGTACCTTATAGTCCTCATCAACCTTAATCATACGTCCATCGATACCATTGATACGTTTGGTACGTTGGGCGATACCTTTAGCTTTTTCAATAAGGTTACGCAATGCAGGTAGCTGAGTAAGGAATGTGTCGCGTATCTTCTTACCCTCTTTAGCACCACCGCCTACAATCTGCCCAAGCTTTGCATCACCTGCACCATAGATGAGACCATAGATCATTGTCTTAGCCATGAAGCGTTCAGGTAATCCTGCCGCATGTTGATTGAACGAATGAATATCACCTTCAAGTATCTGCTTAGTGTAGTTGTCATCATTCATGTAGTGAGCCAAGCATCGTAACTCTAGACCACTAGCATCACAACCAACTAGAACATTACCATCCTCCACAGTGAAGCATTCTCTAGCAATCTTTAAGCTAGGTATCTGCGCGAGGTTAGGTTTATTATGTGTCATCCTACCTGTCACAGCACCACAGCTATTGACATACCCATGTATACGATGTGTCTCAGGGTCTACATACTTGAGCCAACTATCCACCATACCCTTAAGCTTAACCAGTCCAAGATACTCTGCACATAACTTAGCCTCAGGCAGGTCAATCTCTGCCAGTGTACTCTCATCTACCATAGGCGCACCACTTGGAGTCTTCTTCTTCCACTTGACACCTAGCTTAGACAACCTCTTAGCAATCTGCTGTCGAGAGCCTACGTTAAACTGCTCAACACTATCCTTGAGTCGCTTGCCTGTCTTCTCACTGACACGTATGGTAACGATAGGTGGAAACCTTTCCTGTAACTCTGACGATATCTCATCAATCCTATCTGACATCTCAGTCTGCCACTGTGTAGCTACAGGTACGTCTAGCTTGAATCCATTAGCAACCTGTTGCGCTGTGATCTCTGCTACCTCATGCTCTAGCTTTACAGATAGATCACTGAATCCTTTCTTCTTAAGAGCAGTCGTGAGATACTTGTACAGCTTAGTAGTAACCTCAACATCACGCTTACAGTACTCACCCATCTCGTCAGTGTAGCCACCATCGAAGTCTTCAACATCGAAGTCCATCTTACCTATGCCAATACGCTTGCCCCATTCCTTGAGACTATGGCCACCTACAGGTGTAGGGTCTAACAGCCTAGCCATAACAAGTGTATCCCAGACAGGTACATCTACATCAACCTGCCAACAGGTCTTTAAGACTGGCTGATCGAAGAAGATTATATTGTGACCCACTAACCCATCGGCAGTAGATAACATCTGCTTCAACGGCTCGCTGTCGAATGTCAGAGTTGCTGTATCTTCTTTGTGCTTCTGAACCCCTGCACACCATATCGTATTGTGCGAAAGATTTGTTTCCAAGTCTATTGTAATCATATCCGTAGTCCTCCAGTGTTATAATAACGTCACCTATCTTGCTCATCTTTGATGCCTCCTATAATATCATCTATGCTCTCTGCTTTATCCTCGAAATCATAGGCTATAGCATAGCATACTCCACATAGATCTGCAAACTCTCCGCTGTCTGGAGCTTTCATAAGCATCTCAAACTCAGACATCTTTACATTACATGCCGCGCATCTCATAACACTTCTCCCTCTATTATTACTTCTGACATTCGACCAGTGTCTTGATCATAGGAGACTGCTGTAGCTAGTCCTGTCTCGCCACTGAATCGATTCTTAAGCACTCTGATGTAGGTGGTGTTCCTATCCTCAACATTCTCAGCTTGTCCGTTACGCTCGAATCCAAGCACGATATCAGATAGCTGTGCAATACTGGCAGAACCACGTAAGTCAGATAAGCTAGTTGCCGCGCCCTCTTCATGACCCTTACCTGCGGGTCTTCTAAGGTGTGACACTAGGAACAAGGCAATACCTGTCTCTTGAGTCAACATACGAAGCCTAGTCATCACTTCATCGATAGCTTTACGCTCATCACCATTCTCCTGAGCAGATACAATGATGGACAGGTGATCTAGGAACACATACTTACAGTCATGAGCCTTAGATAGATACCTAACCTGACCTACAATGTTCTCAACACTGGTAGAACCAAAGTGATC